TACCGTAGTCTCTGGGAGAGAAAATGTATGAAACTCTTTGATGACAACCCCAATGTTATAACATGGGCATCTGAAGAGATCTGTATACCTTATGTATCTCCTGTAGATGGGAAAAAACACAGGTATTACCCAGACTTTATGGTGGAACTTCGTAATAAAAAAGGAGAGATTGAAACTCTCATGATCGAAGTTAAACCTTTCAAGCAAACAAAAGAACCAAACAAACCTGTCAGTGGTAGGATTACCCGTCGATACATGACTGAAGTAAAAACTTTTGCTATCAACAACGCAAAATGGGAAGCAGCAGAACATGTGTGTAACGAACGAGGGTGGTGTTTTAAAATTCTCACAGAAAAGGAAATATTCTAATGCTCTTTGAGGAAATAAAAAAGATTGCCCCACCACTATCTGCTTTCGTCGAGAAAGTTGCCCCAGAATTGGAAAGTGAAGAGGTTTCTATAAGGAAACCAAAAGCAATTCCAAGATCACGCAGATTTGTGGGTAAATGTTACATGTTCCAGTATAGAAATCCGGTAGGAAAAGGAACACCAGATCTACCATACTTCCATCTTTTTCCTATGGCAATAAACTTAGAGCAAAGATCAAATACAATGCTTGGTCTTAATCCTTTTTATCTGCCACCCGAACTCAGGAAAGATCTCATAGAAAACCTACTAAACCGGTTGGACGGAGATATTGAAGACGAAGACTCAAGATCCAAGATAACCTACAAAATTATTGCTAAATATAGAAGGAGTATGCGTCACGCATTTCCTTGTATTAAACAATACAGACATAACCTGATGGGTTCTGCTGTTATAGAAATGAAACCTTCATTGTGGCGTGAATTTTATCTTGGCGATATATCTAAAAAATTTGAAACTTTCTTTCGAGGAGGATCGCCACGGAGTGTCTGGGCGGACAGTAAACGAAAAAGTATTGAAGAAGCAAAAAGGAAAAAATAATTATGAGCAATAAACAAACCAACCCCCTCACTGATTGGGAACTTCCTACTATCTGGGATATCATTGATAGGATGGAGTTTAAGTATTTGTTTGGTGAAGAGAAAAAGTCAAAAGAAGTAAAGAAGAAAAGAAAATACACCAAAAGGAGTAAGAAAAAGTCATGAGCATGTTTGGGTTTAACATCAACAAATTTATGTCCGAAATTGGAAAATCGGGTGTAGCATATCCACATCGTTATGAAATACTTTTTGGATCCACCCGAGAAGGGACACAGTTGTTTGATCGTGGAACCAGCGAAAAATTAAATGCTAGACTTGAATCTGTCTCTCTTCCCGGCAGTGCGATTGGGAGTGCCGCTGTAAAACTACAAGGAATTGACCGAGAGATGCCTTACGGTAGAATATATGAGGGAGATCTTACTATGGTTTTCCTAGAGGATCGAACCTTCAATGTCAGAAAAACATTTGAGGCATGGCAAAGATTAATTATCGATGAGGAAACTTTCCAGTGTGGTTATTACGATGAATATGTTTGTGATCACCTCGATATTACAATGTCAGACCTCAAAGAAAAAGAAGTCTACAAAGTTCGTGTTTTTGATTTGTTCCCCAAGTCAGTAAATGCAGTAGAACTATCGGCAGCAGGAGATGCACTCATAAAAACAGAAGTTGCTATTTCGTTTAGACGATGGATCAGTAATCCAGATGAGTCCCGTGGTGGACAAGAAGAAACAATAGCGGATACAGGACCAAATAACCCGCCACCACAACCCGGCGGTCGCTTTGGTGGAAGACCACCAAGACCCGGATTTTTCGGTTAAATTATTTTGAAAGAAGGATAAAATATTATGGCATTACCAAAGTTAGATACACCAACATACAAACTAAAGATTCCATCGTCAGGAAAAACTGTAACCTACAGACCTTTCTTGGTCAAAGAAGAAAAACTTCTCATGATGGCGAAGGAGGGTGGCGATACATCCCAAATGGTAGACACGCTGAAGAAACTGGTTTCGTCGTGTGTTGAAGATGATATTGATGTCAATGCCCTGACGACATATGATATTGAATATATTTTTCTCATGCTCCGAGCAAAGTCTGTTGGAGAAGAGGTTGAGGTGTTGGTTACTTGTGAACACTGTGGTGCAAACAAACCAATGACTCTGATGATTGGTGAAGATATCAAATTATACATGGGAGAGGAAGTTGAATCAAAAGTAGCACTTACTTCTGATGTTGGGGTTATTTTAAAACATCCGACAGTTGATGCAATATCTAAAATCAACACTGAAGATTCTATGGAAGTATTGATTAGTTGTATCGAATCAATTTATGATTCTACAACCGTACACAACCTAAAGGATTATCCCAAACAGGAAATCCTTGAATTCGTTGGTGCTTTGAATGTGAAAGAACTACAAAAACTTCAAAATTATTTTGACAACATGCCGAAGATAAAATGCGATTTGACGTACATCTGCGAAGAGTGTGGGAAAGAAAGTCGTCTGGTAATCGAGGGACTTTCAAATTTTTTCTAATTTGCCTCTCTCATGACACACTGGAGTCTTTGTACCGTGTGAATTTCTTGATGATGCAAGATCATAAATATAGTTTGACGGAACTAGAGAATTTGATTCCGTGGGAAAGACATGTATTCATTGGATTATTACAAGAGCATCTTGAGAAACAAAAAGAGGCATATAAGGAACACTAATGGCACTACCACCTAGAGACGACAAAGGTCGCTTTACCAAACCACTCATGGAACTATTGGGTCCGCGAGGCGATGATGAAAAGAACACTGATGCTATCGTCGATGCTGTCAATGCATCCGCTGCAAAGATAACAGGTGCTGTAGATGATGGTTCTGAGGGTGCCGGTAAAGAGCAACGTCAAGAGGCAAAGAAAGATAGAAAAGGTCTTTTCAAGAGTCTGTCTTCTACTATCCTTGGTGGTCTCGGTGAAATAGGAAAGAACATAGGAAAAATAGGAAAGAAGGGTGGGGGGTTTATTAGTGACCTTCTCGGTAGTGTTGGTGCGAGTCTTCCAGCACTTGGTCTTCTTGGTGGTGGTCTTGCGGCGATTGGTTTGCAGATTGGTGAGTTCTTCCCGTTCATTAAACCGTTCACATCTGCACTTAAGATTCTTGGAACCGCCATTTTCGGTCCAATCGTTGCTATTGTCGATTTTGCTGTTGGTTTTATTAAAGGATTTGCAAAATCAGAAGAGAGCAACTTTGGTGCAAGACTGGTAGATGGACTGATTGGTGGTGTTGCTCAGATTGTAGACACATTGACATTTGGTTTAATTGGATTCGATGCGATCAAAGATTTCTTAGACCCAATTTACCAACCATTCAAAGACGCATTCTACAATATCTCTGAAATCATCAATGATCCAGAAAAAGGTATCTTTGGTAAGATCATGGGAGTCATCGGTGAAATTTTCCTTGCCTTTGGTAGATTCCAGTTAAATGTCATTACAGCAATAGGTGAGGCAATCGCAAATGTTGCTTTGTATATCGTGAATGATCTTGGACCAATGTTATTTCAGAAATTACAAGAAGGATTCGCTTTCTTGTATGATTTCTTTACAATCGAACTCCCTGCATATCTCCCCGTGATATACGACACAGTGAAGAATGCGATTCTTGAAACAGGGAATACACTTTACAACTTCTTCTTTGAGACACTTCCACAATTCATCAAAGAGGCATTCGTATCAATTGGAAAAACAATTCTTGGGTTGGGGCAATATCTCATGGAGGTATTTAATTATCCCCTTACAGTTCTTGGTGAGTGGTTCAGTGGTGCAAAAATATCAATTCAGTTGCTCATAGCAAAGGTACAAAAATACCTTGCCGAACTTTTTAATGTAATTGGTTCGGATGAAAACGATCCTGCCGTGATCGAAGCAACCCAGAAAATTAAAAGACTTGAAGCAGAACAAAGGCAGTTGGAGATGATAACTGCTGAAAGAAAACTAACAGAAGCACAAGAAGAGGAAAGACAAGAAAGACAAAGAAACCTTGAAAGGTTTAAGAGATTATCTGGTCGTGGGCAAGATAAAGCACTCGGGGCGTTTGTTCGTGGAATGAGTAGAGATGAGCAAATTGCATTCACGCAAGATCGAGCAGCACAAACGGGTCAGTCCATCGAAGCAGTACAAAAAGAACTTATGTTTGCCGAGCAAGATAGGTTTACCTCTGGCATGGAACGTCAACAACAAATAAATCAAATCAATACGACAAATGCTCCGACTACAAACTCAATGGAAATGCATCCGGAACCAGCGTCAGACATTGACGGTCGAGTGTTAACAGGTTCACCACAATTAGGAGTATAAACAAAAAACCCCCGGATTTCTCCGGGGGTTTCTTTTGCTCCCTAACAAGAAGCAGTGTCTCTATCAATCCTCACTTGCGAGTTTCTCGAAGTAAGACATTGCGTCGTCTTCTTCGGACGGTGCAGAACTCTCAGAGTTCGTTGCCGGTGTAGAGGAGGGTTCATCACTTCCCCACTCATTAGTAGACTCAAGCGAAGTGTTTTCAGCAGTTTCCTTGGGGGCGGAACTACCGAGGACCATTTCGAGACGCGATTTGAGTTCGTCATATGACTTATAGTTACTGGAGTCAACGAACTCATTCAACTTGTATTCGCCATCCCACAACTTCTTCAGGCGATCATCGTCACCATCAAACAGTTCGGACATGGAATCAAATCCGGACTTATCATAGTTGAGGAAACCAGCAACCTTGCGAATACGAAGTCTAAAGTTTGCACCCTTCCAGAAGTCGAAGGGGACAATTGCCTCTTCGTCTGAGAATTCAGGTTTCATCGCGTCCTGAATCTTCTGGTAGATCTTGGTGCCGTAACGGTAAAGGAAAACCTTACCGTTATTTTCGGGATTGGCAGGATCATCGATAACAAGGATGTTAGAGACATAACTCTTCTTTCGCTTGTATCGTTGGGAAACGAGATCCTTCTTTGCCTGATCCCCGCTGTTCCAGAGACGAGTGTTCATCTCCGAAACAGGATCTTTCTCCCCGAGAGTGGTACGGGAGTTTTCGATATACCAACCTCCCGGTCCCTGAAATCCGTGGGAATAGTAAAGTACAAATGGGGTGTCTTCACCCGGTGCTTCTGGAAGGAAGCGAATAGTCGCAGTACCAGTTCCCGCATCATCAACTTGCGGTCGCCAGAAACGATCATCCTTGTACGAATTCTTCTTGGTATCATCCATTGCAGACAACTTTTGAATAAGTGCGTCTGAGTTCTTACTGTTCTTTTTCATTGATTCAAATGACATGTGTTTTGTTCTCCTATGTCTGTTTTCAACTGTTTTCGTCAGTTGTATGTGTTAAGTATACCACAGATCCGTGGTATGTCAAGGGGTTGCCCAAAGTTTTGGGGTTCTAGGCAAAAGATTTATTTCCTCACCCTCGACTCTAATCTTTTCTTTTATTGGGGTGCTGAGATATTTTGCTCCTAGAGAGGGTTCGATCTCTAATTCATTACAAATTTCAACGACTGCTTCGATATATCCACATTCGTTATCTTTTACATGCTTCTCTACAGATTTAGAAAAGTCTTTTTCAAGTTTATCAAACATTTTTTCTCCGTGTTCAACTTTAAAAACTCACTACATAGTATGTAGCATACACTATTAAATGGAGATTGTCAATGGCAAATGCAGCAACAGCAGAAGATCATGTAACATTAAATTTGGGTGAGGGTGGAGCAGTAGTTGCCACCGATTACGTCGCAACCGCTTTTGGTTACGATGGGTCAGTAGGACCAGCACACTTTCAGGTAATTAAATTAAGCACTGGTGCTGCGGGTGAACACGCACTAATGTCCGCAGATAACCCCCTGCCCGCACAAATCGCTTCTATAGGAAACTCTGGATTTCTTACAAATGGGTTCGTCGCAGTCCGTGGTAACACAATGGGAACTCAGGCAGTTCCTGTTAGTTTATCTGGTGCTACCTTAGAAGTAAATGATATTACTGTCATAGGCGGAACTATTGATAGAGTAGTTGGTGCGTCTTGTGACATACGTTCAATTGCCTCTGGAATTACCCTCTCCGTTGTTGGTCTTGGTGGAAATAATAGTGTCGCCGTCACTGGTGATGTCAAGGTTGGAACTGGTGTTTCTGCCGATATTAGATCTCTCCCCCTACCAACAGGGATGACCACATTTACAAACTCCTTTAACGATAGCACACTTAAACTATTCTCATCCTTTACCTGTGAATCTGGTATTAAGGTTAAGAACTACTTCAGTGGTTTAGAAGGATTTACACCGGGACTTAGTGGTCCGGGTGGTGGTCTTCTTTGTGTCGGATTTACCGGAACTCTTGCGGCAGGAGGATCATCTGGGTTCTTGTTAGCACCCGGAGAAGAAGTCTTCATTGAAGTCAAGAACATCAATAAATTAATGGCAACATCTGTGAATTTCGACGCGGCAACGACGTTTGTTAATATGTCAATTCTAGGAACCTAATCATATGGGCGTAAACCGCCATAGACTATCTGCTGGCAGACACCTTAGTGCGGGTCAATTAGTTCGACTCACACAAGATATCTACACCTATGGTAATCCATGTCTAAATGGTGATTGTATCGAAATCACCTGCGATAATCCGTTACCACAATGCTGTCAATACGAAGAAATTCTCGACGCACTAGGTGTCGCTGGATCAGATGATACAAAAGCAGCAGAGGATCAAGACTTTTATGGTCCCTCCGGTTCGTTTGCTCATGCAAATGGCGGAAGCAAACTTGATAACTTTTTTGGTATTGGTGCAATCAACGCATTTGTACCAAATCATACACAAATTTTTTCAGAAAACAGAAAGACTCACAATAACGCTGCTGATGAAAACCATGCCCCTGTTTTCAACATAATTTCAAATTTAAATTATGCACGTTATCACCCTGAACATAAAGTTCATGATGAAATTCCTAATGTAAATTACGGGGCGTTGAAGAAAGTGATCGGCACTACCCCAGCGTTTTCTATGGGAGACTCAAGTGATATAATCGACAGTCTTCCGACAAAAGCAAACTCTGGTGGAATCGATCATGCATTTGATAGAATGACAGATGAAGTTGTAGAAAAAACTACAAAATTGATTTCTGCCTCCGATCCTCGTATAGATCCTTTCTCATCAAACAACAATGCAAACGAAGGACAATATAGATCTTTCCCTGCCGGTTCAATCTGTGAACAAATCAATTGTAATTATGCCAATAATATTTGTACTTGTTGTGGTTCCGGTGGTACTCCGTGTCCACCCGAATGTGATGACTTCAATGCATGTGCCCTTGGTTTGTGTACCAATGCAGAAGAAGCGGCGTGTGACGCTGCGGGTGCATGTAAATGTATCTCCATCGGCGGTTCTGCGGTTTGCTGCGAAAATAATCAACAAGACCCATGTACTAATGCTTGTGGGGAAAATACCTGCGAAGGCAATGCGAACGGATGTCTGTGTGAACCACCGGATATAATCCCGAGCGACCCATGCGATAATCCGTCACCACAATGCTCCAGTCCATGTGATGATAACCCATGTGGAAGTTGTGAAACTTGTGTGGTAAATCCATTCGACTGTAAAAGTTACAACTGCGTAGACCAATGTGGTGCTGGACAAGATTGTTGTGGTGGTGTATGCACGGATCTATGTGACGATGGCGGTTGTCCCGAGTGTGGCGGCGATTGCTGTGGTCCCGGAGAGGGATGTTGTTCAGGCGGATTTGGAACTGATCCATATTGTGCCCAAAGTGGATGTTGTGACTGTCCCGGTACAAATTGTTGTAATGGTTCTTGTTGTACAGATGGTCAAGTGTGTTGTGGTGGTGTAGCATGTCAAGATCCATGTAATTGTGGTCCTGATGGACAACCAGTTCTTTGTGCAAATGGATGCGAAACTTGCGTAGATGGTATATGCACCTCGCAATGTCCGGGCGACTGTTGTGGTATTGGTCCGAGTGCAGGATGTTGTGAAAATTCTGATTGTTGCGGTGGTAATTGTTGCGGTTTCGAGGGTCCAAGCGGTTGTTGTAACAACCAATGCTGTGCATCAGGCAACTGCTGTGGCGATGTATGTTGTTCCGCTGGACAAGATTGTGTCGGTGGGGTTTGTTGTGAAGAGGATAATGTTTGTGGTGATCAGTGTGGTTGCGAAGGAACCTGCTGTGACGGCGTGTGCTGTCCAGAGGGACAATTCTGTTGTGGGGACGACATTGGATGTACTCCGATCCCCGATTGTGATTGTGCTGCACAAACAGAAGGTATACTCCGGGGTTCAAATCTTGAAAGTCTCAAAGGAAACTTTGCAAGAAGAGATATTCTTCCCTTACTATACTTCCGACATGATCTAAACTTAGGTTCCTCCGGAAATCCAGTAATTGGTCAAAGAGATACAGTTATGTCGTGTGTCTTAGAACTTACTGTTGGTGAGGTATATGGAAGATTACCGTTCACCGGAGCGACCCCCGTAGTCAAACCACTCAAACTGGATGTTCACACATTAAA